CTTTCAATTTCTATTTTTGTTCCTCCAGGAAAAGAAGTACGCATACCTCCGCCGCCTCCTCCGCCGCCGTCATCTCGACCGCCGCCACCGCCTCCGGCAACGACTAAATAATCAACTTCTAATGTAGAAGAACCTCCAGCTGTTGCACCGAAACCTCTAGCTGATCCTGCTCCAAATGAACCAATTATTGGCATATTTCTATAATCCTCCTATTATGCAAACTGTGTTTGCGATGCAAGAACTGTAAATGTTGCGCTTGCAGTTTTAATAATTGTATATGAATAAGTATCTAATGAACTTGCATTACCTTCAGTGGGGGCTGCTCCGCCTTGCCATTCTGGAGTAACTGCTGATCCATCAATTTGTACGGCTGAATTATAATAAGCTGTTGCACCTTGAGAAACAATATGAGCTACTGTAATAGATTCACCTGTATCCATAATTGAGTCCAATGTATTTGATCCATCACCTCTAATATTTAAAGTCCAGTTACCTGAGGCATTTGTTGTAAAATTCCACACTGCTTGTGTTAAAACATCATAGTTAACAGTTCCTGTAGCAGCCGTTGCTTCAGTTGTAACTTTTTCTGCAACACTTTGAATTTTACCTTGACCATTAAAAGTTGTTCTACCAATACCTTTTGGTGTTAAATTTAAATCAACATTAGTATCTCCACCTGTAGCAGATACTTCAGGTGCGTTACCTGTTGCTGCGTTTGTAATTGTTAGTTCATTTACCGCTGATGCAGTAGTTGCAAATTTAACTTGCTCTAAACCATTTTCATCACCGATGAAATTACCACTATCTATTAAAATATTATTTCCGTTAGCATCTAAATCACCACCTAATTGAGGAGTAGTGTCTTCTACTAAATCTTTCATAAAGAACACATCAACAACATTTGTACCATCAGCAAAAACTAAAACTGTTTTACCTGCTGGAATTGCTACACCTGTACCTGATACAGTTTTAATAGTTAATGTATAACCCGCTCTTGTAGTGCTGTCTGCAACGATATAAGTTTTTTCAATTCCATCCGGAACGTTTACAACTCTTGTACCTGCTAAAGTTCCTGTTAAATTAAGAACCATATTTCTAGCATTTGACAAAGTTGCGTTTGTCATTGCTAAAGTTACATCTGCTGATGCAACATCTATTGCTTCATAACCTGCAATTGCTTGTTGTACTAAGTTTAAATTTGTATTTGTTTTATCACCCCATGTACCAGAGTTTTGCCCTGTTACCATTAGCTCTAATTTTAAATCTGTTGAATAACTTGATGCCATAATTTCTATCCTTTATTAATTCTTTAATTTTATTTCTATTACGCTGCCTTGTCAACTACCGTCCAAGTTGGAGCTGTTCCCGGGTCAACAATTTCCCACGCATTTAAACCTATTGTACCACTACTAGCAGTCATTGTCACTCCGGTAGGTAAAGCAATATCACTGATACCTGCTAAAACATCATTAAGACTGACTGTAAGATCAATACCTGTTGGACTAGCTATAGTGTTTGGAATAGCGTCTTCATTACCCAAAACAGTTGTTATTTCTTGACCTGTGACTGGTACGTTAGCATCTGCTGTAATTGTAGGTTGATTATTAGCAAATGAATTTAGTGTTAAATTAGTATTTGTAACAGGCACCTCTTGAGAAGGTAATCCAATTTCTTCACCTCCTTGTGAGATATCTGTTCCAGGACCTTGACCAAACTGCCCTGTCCCAAATGAAGCACCACCCCAATTCGTAGCTGATGCTGTAGTGACTTGTACTTCAACAACTTCACCACCAAAAACATCATTAACCGAAGAAGTTATTTGTATACCCTCAGTTACTACAGGTATTTCTACTGTCCCTACTGCTTCAAAGTCAATTTGATTTCCTGTAACTTCTACATTCCCATCTGCGATATGCTCTGTTTCAGTGCCAACAAAAATTGTAATACCATCTCCAGCACCCCAAAAACCTTGTCCATAAGGTTCAGTTCCCCATTCATCATTAGAAGGGGAAGTTACTTGAACTGTATTTACCTCTCCACCAAAGACGTCATTAACAGAAGTGTTTGCAATAGGAGAAGGTGAGCTAGGTGTTGCTACAGCACTTGTTCCAGCTACTACACTATCCGTTGTTGAGTTTAATTCTTCACCAGTAACTTGTTGATCAATACTTACAGTTAGTTCAGAAGCACCTAGGTCAGTATCCATTCCAGTAATTTGACCCCAGGAAGCATCTCCCCAAACATCACCACCCCATAAAGTAGGTTTACCTGGTGTTGTAACCTGAATTGTTTGATTTTCAAAATCTCGGTTCCATGTTAAAGAACCCCAAGATAATCTTCCCCAACCTTCATTATTGAAGGCGTCTATAGATCCAATAGTTGTACTAGTAGAATTGTCTCCACCATAAGATTCTGACGACCATGATGAAGCTCCAAATGCAGTAAGACCTGCTGACGATACCTGTACTGTAATATCTGCCATCAGGCCCCCCTGTTAAATTATGCGATTCTTAATATAGCTGACGAACTAGTAAATTGTGGAAATTGAATTGTAAAAGTTCCTGAAGTTGCAGTTTTATCTGCACCAAAATCTAAAACACAAACTGCTTTTTTAGCTTCAGTTGTATTATAAATTAAAGCGCCTCTCGCAGTAAGTGTTACTCCTGTGAAAGATAGGTCTGCAAAATCAACAATTGCGACTCCGCCTGTTGCTAATGAAACTTGTTGTGATTGTAATACTCCACCACCTGCTGCGTATTCTCCAGATGCTGCTACTTCACTTGATGTTGTGTATGAAGTTGTTGCAGAACTTAAAGTTGCTACAGATGTGTATAGTGCTAATTGAAATGTGTCTCCGCCACTCTCTAAATCATGAATTCCCTCAAGAATTTCTTTTTTAAATGAGTTAGCTACTGCTTGTGCTATTGCCATGTTATTTTCTCCTTATTAAAATCTTTAATTATTTGGTGAAGGTGAAGGAACTTTTATCCTTGGCACTCCATCCATATACTCGTCTCTACGTCTTCTGCCCATTTGCTCTAACGCAAAACTTTGTATAGCTCCATTATACTTGTCTGAATAGATTTTGTACATATCCATGGGTCCTTTTAAGAATTCATATGCTTGAACCATTGTTCCATAAAATAATAGATCTGAAACATTATCCGATAAGTAAGTTGTCGTATTTGTAGCTGATAAAGCCTCTGGGGAGTATATATAGCTTAATTGAACCTTATATTGAGCATCTGGTGCCGGAGCCATAATAATAGTAGTTTCTTTCCAATTAGCATAGTATTTTGGAACCCCTGTTGATCCTGTACTATTATATTCAAAAATAAAACTTGTATCTCTTTTATCTAAATATTCTTTAGTAGTAGGTGTTTGTGTTGAATCAAAAACAAGCATAGATCTAACAATAATAGATGTTCTAGTACTTGTTGTTACATTAGCACTTGGTAAATCTAAATAAGGTGAATTAATATTTAAATTAGCTGTTGCATATTCTCTTGTGTAATCAGCGTCCACTTCTCTAAATATACGAAGCTCAGCATCTCTTATCATTCCTTGAACAATAGTGTCTGTTAAAACAGCTGAATCAACTTCTGTATAATCTCTAACTTTTTGTAATAATTCTGCGTATGTCATTATGTAGTTATTGTAACACTCCCTACTGCAGCACCCAACTGTCTCTTATTATTTTCTTCTAAAGAAGATTCTCCTGGTTGCATACCATTAGATAAAAATTGACCAGGCCAATATTGTGGGTCTAAATAAACTGTAACCGGAGCTGCTCTTTGAGGTCTAGCATTCCATAACGCTTGAGGATCCGCCATATGTGGTTTTGGATCTAATTGTGGATGCTTAGCTTCAAATTCAGATGTATGTACCCATGAACCATTCCATTCTTTTACCATTTCTAAATATGGAAAAGCTTGTCCTGATCTATCTGATATCGATTGAGAACGTTTACCTTTTGCGTAAGCCATTATGATCCTTGTGGGTAATAAACATTAGGAGTGATATAAACAGAAGTTCTCTGTCCATCTTCTTCTAATGCTCTTTTTAATTCATCTTCATATAATAATTTTAATGCTTGAATTCTATCAGGTGCAACTTTTTGTGATAAGTAAAATGCTAATCCAGATACCATACAAGGAAAGAATCTGAATGGCATATCGGATGTATTAGTGTATGCCCCTGCGTCTTCAATTCTTGCAAGATAGTAATAGAATATATTAACCACGGCGCTCGTATCAGGCGCCAGATATAAACTTATATTTGGGTTGATTTGTCTATTAACATAATACTGCGAAGGTGTTCCTGTTATAGTCTTATCAGGTATTGCAATGTATTCCGATCTAGATACTTTTGTTAATGTTTGTTGATTACCGCCTGTAGTAGTAACAACAGCTTCAAGCACATCATTACAATCACTAGGTGTGTCGTAAGTTACTTGTCCATTAATAAGTGTTGTAGTTTCAGATTTAACTTTCCAAAGGTTGATACCTCTGTTGCCCCATTCAGAAAATAAAAGATTTAAACTTCTTCTAGCAGATTTGATATCATGCCCTGAGTTAGTTCGTAAGCCACATCTTTCGTAAGCTTCTTCTATAACCTCATCGATTGTGATATTAAAACTTGTAGTTCCTGATGTAGCCATTGCATCCTTATGCTAAGATTGCTTTCTTTAAACCGTCTGGTAAGTTTTTTTGTCCGCCAACAAGTTTACCTGTTTTAGCTTTCATCATTTTACCATATTTAGCTTGACCTACTTTTCCAGTCATTTTATAATTTTTGTGTCCACCACCAGCAGACATACCGCCTGACATTTTATTCATCATAGCTACTTCTCTTCTAGCTTCTTTAATACCATCTATTGTCATTCTTTCTTTTTTAGCATCAGCGTTTGCTCTAGCTACTTTATAAACTTTTTTACTACTCATTACTTTACTCCTTCGAATTTTCCACCCTTAACAGCAATACCCATACCGCCGCAAGATAGATTGATTATTTTATTTTTAGCTGCAGCTTTTGCAGCTTTATCCTGTTTGTCACCTTTGACAGAATCCGTTGCTTCTTTTAATGCTTTTAAGTAAGCTTTATATTCAGTTGCTTCATCCATTA